GCTCTATTACCATAGTTGAAAGTTCCTTGATCATTTCCTTCTGTTGTGTTTAAAAAAACGAGATAGCCACGATAAGGAAAAATAAGGAGAGCCCCGGCAAGAGCATTATTAGGGTCAACAGGAGGATTGTAATTAACCCACGTATTGCCTATGTTTGTGCCTGCATAATAACGAATACCATCTTGTCCAGTGATAGATTGCGTAGAATCTAAAACTAGTCCAGTAGCTGTCGCGCCGTTAGTCCATGCAAAAGTCGATCCTGCTGGTTGATTAACTGCTGTTACTGTAAAAGGATTTCCTGCGACTGTTACTTGGGCCAGAACTCCCGCATTTGCTGCGACGTTCGAGGCGAGATTGAGAAAGTAGATATAGTCGCCAACCTGAACATTATTTCCGGCTGATGTTACGTTAACTGTCGCGCTATTTCCAACTCCTGCCGATCCTGCAAAATTTGATACACCCCATCCATTTAATCCAGGTTTTGAGTTTGTGGCCCAGAAAGCTCCTGCATAATTAGTGGTCCAGAAAAATTGATAATTTGTACCGCTCCATGTGACTGGCATCACAGACGCAAGAGTTGTGAAATTTCCTCCGGAAAAGCTGTAAGCCGTCGTCGTGTCAAAAGCAATGAGGTTCTGAAGATTGATCCCGAAAAGCTCTCGCGTCCTCAATCCCATCACTGGATTGCCAAGAAACGTTGTGCCGCCATCTGTGGATAGTCTTCCAAGAAGCTTGTATCCTGGTCGCCTAACAACCCTTCCGCGGAACTGGACGGCATTTAAAAGTGTTTCAAAGGCATTTTCTGGAATGGCATGCGGTTTCGTGTCTTTTCTCAAGCCTTCTGGAAACTGACCTATGGTGAAATTATGTGTCGTCATGCTTGAGCTACCGCCATCCATGTGAAGGAATAAACTCCAGATGCCAACGCAGAATTGATTTTGATTGTCCCCGGTTGAGTGACAACAACAGACCCATCAAAAGGAACTGGGCCTCCTCCAGTTGTCATGTTATTGGGATAAGCAATCGCCGCTAGAATAGTTGTGGGTGTTGGAGAAAGAGTAATAGCCACAGCAATATTACTCGTGGATCCAAAGTAGAAGATATAACCGCCCGGAAGAAAGCTTTGATAGACTGGGCCTGAGGTGTTAACAGAGTTGTAAGTGAGCTGCATTGGTGCATTAGGAATACCATTAGGGAGAAATTCTGGAATTTGAATAAAGAGTTGTGGTTGTGTGCCCGCTGCAGAAGTGGCGTTTTTACAATATAAAGCCGCCAACGACTCCGTTACTCCAGGATCTACACTCTGATTCTGTAAGATCACTGATTCATGATCGCCCTGGTTAAAATTATTCATCGGGGAATGATTGTAGACGATACCTCCAGAAGTAGATGAGAAGACAGAAGCAAAAGTTGCGAAATTCCCTTGCACTTGCGATACCTGACTGGCAGGAGGAAGGCTTCCAATAGGAATATTAGGAAGATAGGTCATACATTCGCCATCACAAAGTAATAACATGGAGGAACATTCTGAATCAAAAACGAGGAGGTACAGATTAACGCTGTATAAATATTAGGTATTCCACTTTCAGCAACAACATTAGGGGGGTAATTCGTAATTGATGACGCTGGCCCTATAGGGCAAAAGTTAGCTGAAATAATGTTTTTAGCTATCTGAGGATTAAGCAAAAGTTTAAAGGTTGTCGAAGATGGTGTCATCATTCCGAAATAAATGAGAATCCTTCCTGGAAGAAATGTGAAATAGGAGGTTTGTGTTGATGTCGCATTAATTGAGTAAATTTGATAGTTCGTATACTGAAATTCTGTTTGATTTCCCTGGAATTGCATAAAAATTTGATCTGTTTGTCCAGGAGCATCTCTAGTGTAAATCGAAATCTCTCCAGCATCTGTTTGAAATGGCGCTGTCTGTTCCGTCAACTCCACAACAGTATGATTTCCCGCATTAGAAGCTGCATCCAATGCCACATGATTAACAAGAAAAGCTTTATATAGATCGCCAAAATTATTTAAAAAATCTCCTTGAGAGACATTGATGAGATCTTTAGCAAGAGGCACATTAGGATTATAAGGAACTGCCATCACATACCTATTGCCAGATAATACATGATTGGAATAGTCGCACCTGTTTGAAATTTGGGGGTAAATGAGTTAACAGGAGTATTTATACTGGTTGGAACAAGACTTAAATGAACTGTCGGCGCACCTGTAGCGCCATAAGGAGTTAACCCCACATATAGTAATGTTGAAGATGGTGTCAGCGTAATAGGCACTCCAGAAACAGGATTATTAACGAATCCACCATAAACAACGAAAGGCCCGGCAACAAAACTATACTGCCTAAGTCCAGTTGTGCTTAAAGAAGGATAGGTCATTTGAATGGGCGTTCCATTGCTCGCAGGACGGAAAAATAGTTCAGGGACTGAGCTCACAAGCTTATTGTAGAGAGCTGTTTGACTGGCCGTAGTTGTGGGATCGCCGCTCTCTGGACGCATTGTGAGTACCGTGTGCATTCCTTGTACTGGATTATCGAGTGGATTCAGCGGAACATGGTTATTAGCCCATACGGCATTGATCGCCTGGAAATTAGCAAGAATCTGCCCCTGAGACTGTGCTCTAGCGTCGGATGATTGTGGTATAGCACTATTATAACTCATATTTTACCCAGATGTTCCACTATACTCAGTCCCCCAAAACCAGCTAGCAAGTGGTCTGCCTGGCTGACTAAAGATTGTTTGCGCTCTTTGGCTTCCAAGTTGTCTGAGGGTGCGTCTCTGAGCCATCTGAACCTGTTCTTGATAGATCGGCATGATATAGGCCATCCCTTCTTCATCCGGAAAGTCTGTGTAAATAAGCTTTGCAGCAATAGCGCAGATCAACAGATACCACTCATCCAACTCAGGGGCTGAATTATTAAGAATTAATTGCGTAGGCTGCTGACTTATCTGAAATTCGACTTGATAGATCTGCATGGGGCATGGTCTAAAGATAATTTGCTGATTATAGAAGAGAACATCAGTGGGTCGAGACGCTTGATAAGGCACAACAGCGGCGTAGATAGCATCTCCAGAGGGGATTGTCCCTGTATTTAAAGTAAAAGTATATGCTCCTGTCAGATAGTTCACAGTCCCCACTTGTACATTATTTGAATCTACTAGATTGCCCGTGTTGGAATTAGCTTGAGGCACATCGGTAATAGTCAAATTAAATCCCGTATTGTCATAACTTGAAATAATGACGGCCGCTTCTGTGACATTTCCGAAAATATCTTGCTGGGCTCGGTAAAATGGCGTTGATGGGATTGTTCCGGAGTATGGTCCAGAGTTACCTTTCCCTGTGTTAATCTGCTGATTGACTGAAAGATTGGGCCACCGATTGTAAAAAGTCGTTTTATCTTGAGAATACCTCAAGATATACCCCTGACAATATACTGGTGGCGTTATCTGGAAATTCCCTGGTGTGGCAGGCGATTGCGTTCCCGTTGCTGGGTTTGTGGGATGATCTTCATAGGGAAAGCTGTATGTATCTACGTTCGGAATAGTTGTGAAAACATAAGGCTTGGTTAATTTTAAGTTTTTAAATTGTTCTGGGAAGTGCAACGTATAAGCGAGATTGATATAGGTGTTTATTTGCGTATCAGTCATCGCCTGAGGCGTATACCTAGCCGTCATACGTCTAACTGTATTTTGCATCTGGGAGAGGGTTACAAGTTGAGTATAGCTCATACAACACCATCGTTAAATATTGTCCCCTCAAAGGAAATTTGATTTCCATAAGGAAGAGGGGTTGGAGGCAGATAAGGGCCAGAGGCATTAGGAATGACGCTAGGAGGCGTATAGGCTGAAGGCAATGGCGAAGGATAGGCAAATACCGAAAAGCTAGTGGAATCGAGATTAATCGTTAGAGATGTTCCACTAGCTATCAATACCTGAGCATTAATATTATTAAGTTGCCTCATCCCAAATTGGGTCGGGATGAGAAAGGTGACGTTCATCCCTGCCACGTAATCATGGGCGTTAACCGTCGTCACTACCATTGGGTTAGCGTTCGTGATGGCCGCAATTACCTGGGTTAGCAAGTTTTCCTGCACCTGCACCTGTGAATAACCTGGATAATAAACGACGCTACTCATTAGAAGTTCACCGGCACGAATGCATATTTTTTATTTGAAGTGTCCACTTCAGCAATGGCACTATTCTCTCCAAGTACAGAACTAGCGGCTTGCTGCCCTTGTTTTTGCACAAATTGAGGAGTATGATAATATTCATTAATCTGATCCGCAAAACCTTTGGGAATCGTATAAACTTTTCCATCTTCGAAGTGATACCATTTCACAGGGTCATCTTGATATTTGATGTAGGGGAGTTTTATTGCTTGGCCTGGAGCTCTTCTATTCATAAACTTTCCAGTGACTTTGACGCTATCCATGGCTTTTTGTTTGGCAATAAGATCGCTAGAAGCCTTTCTTTCAATAACTAATGATACGTGTCTATCATCGGTTTTTTTCTCATCATTATCTAATTGTCTTCTTCCTTGGTGCTGCAATTCTTTCTTTTTTTCTTCAATTTCGCATTTTGTTTTCTCTAGCTCTAGTCTAGCCAAGTCGATTTCTGTTTGTACTTGTTCTAAGACGGCTTGATCTGTCATGGGTACCTCTGGGTGGTTTTGTTCTAATTGTAAACTTTTAATTTTTTTTTGTCTTTTCATAATAATCCCTTTTTTGAAGAAGGAGCAAGGGCGGATGCCCCTGCTCCTTTCCCTGAACGGACCGTTTCAAGGAAATAAAGTCTATGGGAATGCTTGCGTCGATGTGATCGCTCTCCATTCCCATACGTCTACTGTTGATCCCACGATACCCCCAGTTGTTGCAGAGTTCGTTCCGTCACCAGCACCCACCAAGATCCCATTAAATGATAAGTTCTGACGAGCAAAACTTAACACGTCTTGGTTTCCGTAGGATAATGGTGATGGTAACACGCTATAAGCGCCTAGGTTATTGGTATTCCCTTCTCCTTGTGGAACTAGGAATGGGAAAGTGAATGGATAGCTAGAAGAACCAGGCCATCCATTTGCTCCACCAAATACACCAAAGTTAGTGCTATCAACATTAAGTGATACTGTCTGTGTACCTACCGCGTTATTCACAGCGACGACGGTTGCCTGGAATGGCAATCCCGAGTAGCTATTAGTAACTTGAGGAACACCAAACACAGAAGGCATATCAAAAGTCACAACGTCTCCAACAGCATAGTTTTGCTGAACCAATGTAGTAACAACCATTGGATTAGCATTAGTCATTGCTGCAATTACCCTGTTTTCAGGATAATAGAGAGACTTATTGGGAAGATATGAAGCCCCCGTCTTAATGACAGATCCTGTCGAGGTTGTTGCGCCAGTACTATTCAAAAGAGTAGTAAACTGGGTAGTTGACCCAACAGCTGTGACAGTCATAGCAAGCCCACTAAATTGTGGTGCACTTGTCAGATTGTAAACGCGTACTGTATCGCCTACTACATAACCATGCGCTGTTCCCGTTACCCAAACAGTTGTCGTGCCTGGAGTAAAAGATGAGATAGCAATCACTGGAAATACCGGTGGATTAACCGCACTCCAATAAGTGATACCATTAATCGCAGCAACACCATTATTCATCGGAGCTAAGATACCTGATACAGTCCCGTTTTGAATGATTTGGGCTGTTCCATTAGTCATATAGCTAGGATTAAAAAAGGCTTCAACAATCCTTGTGGATGTCAAAGAACCGCTTACCCCACCAGCAGTGACACCAGAACGAGTTAAGTTTTTAATACGAAACTCATTGACTTGCTGCTCTAATGGAATAAACATAGGCGTAGAGGCCACGTTTTTAATTAGGCCTGTGCATACTTGTGTACTCATATATTACCTCCTATAGTGCTACTTGAAGCGTGCAACGTAGGTTGACGATCCAAGATGTGTTAGTAATATTGAATACCTGCGCCATCTTCCAGCCTGCTGTCTGATACAGCCTTAAGCGTGGTGAGGCAATCTCTGGTGGTGCATAGATGAACTGAGCGGAATACCCGTCAAGATCAACCATGTCATAACTTTCCTGTCCTGGAAGGAAGATATTATAAATATCTGACCCAAGAGCAGAAGCACCAACGGAGACGCTTCCTAATGACGACAGTAAGAAACGAATATTTCGAATCGAGCCCCATTCCGACTGCAATAAATTTGCAGTATTAGAATAGGTTGCAACGTTCTGAAATCCCACCATTTGGTCAAGGTCCGCACTTAAATTAGTGTGAGCCAAACCAAAGAAGGCTGTACGTACTGGAGCTGTACCAAATTTCAGTTCACCCTCGATCATGTCCATGATGAATTGAGCATTAGCTGTACGAAGTAATCGCACGGCTTTCGAGCAATCCAGCGGACTAATATTAGTGGGATTATCTCCGTTTGTACCATTTGTACAATTAATCGGAGGGGCTCCGCCTTCCATCATCGAACGAGCTAGTTGGTCCTCAGTCTCACGAAGAGACTGGCCTAATGTAGATACCGCACTATTAAGAACAGGATCTTCATTAATTAGCATTACCTGCTCTTGCAGGATAATATAAGTTCCATACCAATCTATGCGCGCGTCTATATCTAGAGCGGTCAATTGTTGGGCGGCGGGGTCTACAATTCCGTTTCCTAATGGAACCGGAGCTGTCTGTAAATTCTGATAACGTCGCCGTCTCAGAACATCACCAGCCTGTTGATCCATCGTAATGGGATACTTACTGTTACTTGATGACCAGTTATACTAAGAAAT